AAGTATATTTACATCTGTTCCATCTGTTCCGTTCCCTGAAAACAACTGAAAAAGCCTGATATATCAAGGGTTTTCGTGCGGAACAGATATAGAAAAAACATCTATTCCATACCTGTTCCACACGCTGTTCCAACCCCTACTGAAGAAGCACCTGTTCAGGCGGAAATATTGTCCGAAAGATACCAGACAATCAGGAACCAAACAGGATCAATGCTGAAATACTCGGCCACGGCCATAAGCAACAGCACAAGGGTCAGCACTACCAGCATTTTCTTCATCGGCGTTCCACCGTTGTTCCTGCAATTTCAATGGCTACCGCCATAGCCTTGAAATCACATTCATCACCTTCAACTTCCAAGGTGTCACCGTCAGCATTTTTCAGAACGGCGGTATAAACTTCATTTTCTTCATCATAACTGAACTGACAATCATTTTCAGAATAGCGGTCAATATCTTCTTGGTTGTCACACTCCAAAAAGGTGAAATCCATCAGTTCAGCGCCTTTACAGTTTCCGCCAACTTCAAAGGCAACATGGCCTATGTAATCCCATTGCATGAAAGTCACCCGGATCACATGGACACCCTGAAAATTTGGGTCATAGTAATTGATCATTTGTATTCCCTCCCGGTCTTACGGTCTTTGATTTCAATGCGGTTCAGAAGTTCAAACCCCGCCAAACGGGTGATGTACTTCAGGACGAAGATCAGGGTGTTCACCCGCTTCTGCTGTTCATCCTCGTCACGGATGATATTCTTTGTGCCGTGGTAGGCTGTCGGATCGTGATACCCTTCAGCATTTTCCCAAGGTTTAGGCATCGGTTTTCCCTCCTTCTTCTCTGTACCATTCTTCAATGTCACACCCAATGTCCTTCAACTTTTTACGGGCTAACCACCCATCATCGGCCTGTTCCATCAGGTAATGTTCCCGTAGCTTCCGGGTTTCGGCATAGAACAGCTTCCACGCCAGCTTCAGACGCTTGGGGCCAAAGCCAAATTGGGTGTGAAGCATCCACAGGATGGATGATTCTTTGTCCAGGTCAAAGGCCCGATCGTTTTCCACAATCTGTTTCTTGATTTCCTGATCCAAGGCCCGTTCTTCAGCTTTGTTGAACTGAACGGCGAAGATTTTACCACCGGACTTCTTAAACATCGGCATGGTATTCACTCCAAATATCATCGAAGCATACCGGAATCAGCCAATGAACCTTGTCCAACAGAATCAAGGCCACTTCCCGCATCTGCGGATGTGCGGCGGGTGAACAGCGCAACTTCAGGAAATGCCGCCATTCACGAATGTTGGCCGTCATGACCACTTCCGTTTTCAGGCTGTTGGGAAGAACCGAACGGGCTTCTTGCGGTGTGCATCCTTCCGCCAGCATATCAAAATAGCGAATTTCCACCCCTTCACAGGCATCTCGCCAATAGTCATAGGCTCTGGAACCGGGTTCAAGGAAGCAAGGTTCAATCACCGTGATTTCCTCACCAAACTTGCCCTTGCCGTAATTGCAATAGCGGGTGGATTCCTGACAGTAAGAAGCCATCCGGTGGCGGACGATCTCATGAGAAACCCCACGATCACAAATGAACTTCACCGTGAAGGAACAATGTTCCAAAACCGCTTCATGCCCACGCTTGATGATCCCGGCAACGAACTTTTCAGCGGAACCTTCCGTGATTTTGTCCTCGGACTTGTAGCAGACACGGCCACATTGTTCCAACCGCTTCAGGATGGTGGCCCCATCAATCGGGGTGATGAACTGCACATCAGGCTTGATAATTTTCATTGTTCTGCATCCTCCTTACAATCTGCCGGGTAAAATCTATCTTCAACCCCATTGTTTTTATGAACACATTCATCACAAGGGGGTTCATCTCCGAACTTGTCACGGTGCTTACAACGGCGGCACGGTTCCAAATTCCGTTTCAGTTTTGGAACCTGTGGATTTTCGCTTTTGTCGATCCGGGTTGGTATGTCCTGAAGTTCCGGGTGTTTGATTTCCATGTAAAGGGCAAACAGGATGTTCCAAGCCGCCGCCCGAAGATGGGGTTCATCCTTCATACCCATCATGTACTTGGCAAGGTGGCGGAAGGCCGAATCAATCAGGCTGTGGATGGGAATACCCTTTTCACAGTTCCGTTCACCATACTTCAAGGCCCCTTCTTCACAATGCTTGGAAACCTCCACCAAGGCTTCCCACGGAAGTAAATCCATGCGGCCTTTGCCGCTGTGCATATCACGAACAGCGCCGGTTCCAAACTCGGTGCGTTCACCGCTGTCTTTAATCATGCCAACCAGTCAACCTTTCTAAATTATTTTTCAATCCGGCCACAATCTCACGGGCTTCCATCGTGCCCATATGCTTTGCAATGGCTTCATTCCGCCGATCCGTCAAGAAACCACGATCCAGCGGGTGACACTTTTCCAAATCAGCATTACACCGGTTGATTTCTTGAACCAAGGCTTCAGCACGGGCCTTCAGCCGGTCTAAACATTCCTGAAGAATGGCCTTCTGGTATTGGGCGATTGTTTGAATGTTATTTTTCAATTCAGGATCATCCCGATATTCAATAGCTGAATTGACATCCAGGCCGTGTTCGGTGCAAAAGGTTTCTGCATCAAACAGACTATTGAACACCCGCCGCCCAACCTTGGCATAGGGAATGTTTTTGTTCTTGAACTTGGAATATTCGTGGGTCATTCTGTGTCACCGCCTTTCACAAATACACGGGTTTTCCGGTTTCTGATCCACTTGGGAACCGTTGTGAAGCCACAGCGTTTTGTGATCTGCCGGGAAAACTCAATCTTGGAAAGGGCTTGGAAGTTGTTTGCAATGCAATATTCCTTATACCGGCGATACACGGAATCGGTGGCTTCATTTTCAATCCCGTCAAGGCCTACTTCATTGATGAACCCAATAATGGGGTTGTTGTTTTCCTCATATTCGTCCAACTGCCCCTGAACTCTGCTGGAAGTGGTGAACTGTGCGTTCCCAAGAACCCGCTTCAACCCCTGAAGGCCAAGCAAGGCCAGATATTCCATTGAACCCTGTTCACACAGTTCATCCTTGATGAATGGGCGGAAGTCTGCATCATTGGGGGTGAACTTGGCATCGAAGGGAACGATCACCAAACGCCGCTGAACGGCTCCGGTTTTGTCCTTGATACGGGGAATATTGTTGGCGCTGAACAGGAACTTGGAATAATTGTTGAACTCAAATGGATCTTGGCCTTTACGCTCCACATTCACCCGATCACCCGTGACCAGCTTCTTGAACACGGAAGCATTGGCAATAAATTCATCACCAATATCATCACCGATGTTTGCCAGCTTGCCGAACAGTTCAGCGGTTTTGAACCTATCACCCAATTCCTTCAGGTCAAGGGAAGCAATGTTCTGATCTCCAAGAAGGTTCTTCACCACATGAAGGAAGGTGGATTTGCCGTTGCTCTTATCGCCAATCAGGATGAAGGCTTTGCCAAGTTCGTTGCGGCGGTACATACAATAGCCCACCATTTCTTCCAGCAAGGCCCGAACTTCAGGATCATCACAGGCCAGCCGGTTCAGGGTATGATCCAACAGATCATCATGGGCGGCGGGGTTGTACGGCCACGGGATTTTGTTTGTAATGACTACATCCGGGGTGAACTCTTTGAAGGAACCATCCCGGATATTGTAAAGGCCGTTGCTGAAAGCAATGATATTCGGGTTGGTGGCCTTGGTGTTTTCCTCAATCATGATTTCCAAATAGGACAGGACTTCCGAACGCCACGCCCGTTTCAGGTTGCTGATCAGCTTGATCATGGCCCCTTCAATTTCACCGGCACCGGAAACATAGATACCATCCTTGTAAATGTGAAGCTGGTTATTGATCTTCACAATATGGTTGTTGTTCTTTAGGTAGGTGGCGAACTTATCAAACAGGAAGGTTTTATCCCGGAAGAAGGATGTTTTCTTGAAGGCATCATCCCGAAGGATCACATCAAGTTCCTTGTCGGAAAGGGGCTTCTTCAGCACATAACGGTTAATCAGCCTGATACATTCACGAGCTTCTTCCTTGGTGAAATCGTCACTCTGAAGGGTCAGAATGTAGTTAAACAAGGTTTGGTTCCGCCCATCACCTTCCCCAAGGTTCGGGAAATCATAGTTGCTTTTTACTGGGGTCAGCCACTTGGGAAGTTCCTGAATCTCCCCTTCAGGGAAGTCATACAGAATGGGCCGTTCCACGCCACCGGACTTCAAGATTTCATAGCTGTTATTGGCTCCAACCTTTCCATCCGTGGTGATACCCACGGCCAAGGTGCATTTCGTCCAGCTTTTTTTAACACCACAGTTCTTGAACAAGAAGTGTTTTCCCCGTGTGGTGGCGTACACTCTGCACTTCAGTTCTAAATCCTGAACAATTCTGAACAAAAGTTCAGATGTTTCCGCATCGTCCACATCAATCAGGATGGTTTCTTCCCCAAGAATACCGGCGTATTCATCAAGGTCTTGGACTTCAGAACGGGTTTTCAATTTTTCAACGCCTTTGAACTTTTCAAGGCATTGTTTGTTCTGGTAGGCACATAGCCCCTAAACAGTTCCATGCTTCAACGCTCCCCCCCCCCGAAAGGTTTTATTGTTCATCGCTCCACCCCGAAATCTTTCAACCGATCCCAAGCAACATCAATGTAATATTGCTTGTCCAGTTCATCCGGGATAGGAAGGTTGGTCACATCATCATTGATGAAGAAACAATGATCCGGGGTGTTGCCGAACTTTTCAGGGTTCTTTTCCCGGCCCTTGACGATTTTCCCGGAAACCTTGAAGATTCCGCCCTTGCTCTGATCCTTGGAAGCGAACACCCGGAAGGTTTTATCCGTCTGAACCTCACCGCCGCTGAAGCGGGTGATTTTCTTAGAACGGCCTTTTTCATCCCTGATCTTGGCTTCCGTAATCACCGGGGAATAAAGGGCATATTTGTACTTGCTGGACACCTTCACAACCTTCTGAAAATCTCGAAGATTGGAACATTCCATGATGGTTGTTTCCGGGCCGATCCCCTGAAGGAAATAGTTCACAATGGCCCGGTTGACAATGGGAAGGTCATAATCCAGATCAGACAGCTTTTTGACATAGGCACCCTTGCACTTCCAGCGGGGTTTCCCTTTTTCATCACGAAGCGGCCCGGAAGGAACAATGATGTAATTGTTCACATCCTTCTGATACACCTTTTGAAATTCATCAAATTCAAGGCGCATCCCGGTTCTTTGCTCCCACTCCCAACACAGATCGTCCAGCATTTCAAAATCTTCATACCGGCGAAGTTTGACCAAAATACCATCTGTGTTGCTCTGGATGATTTCACAATGATCTTCCAGCCGTTCAATCAAATCCAGAAGAAGAAGCTGACCGCCCACACAAACATTGTTGGCTTGCCGGGGGTCATACATGGCATTGTGCTTATCCTTCATAGCGCCATAGGTGCTGTTCAGAACAATCTTGTAAGGCTGTTGCATGGGGTTCTTCTCCGCCTTCAGCTTCAGGCGGGTGTGATAGATTTCCGCATACTTGGAAGGATCGTGAACATTACGGGAAAGCCACTTATAAACCAGCATCAAAGACGGGTAATAGGAAGCCACATCCACATTGACAAACCAACCTTCCCCGTGATATTTGGGAATGGCCCCGTGAAGGCCTCCCCAAGCGAACACATGGGGAACCCCGGCCACATCCAGTTCAAGGGTTTTGGAATAATCACGGTTCAAGGGGTTCTTGTACCAATTCAAAACTTCCGTGTATTTTTCGATCCGCAAGCTGGGCGGGAACTCAATTTCAAATTCATCATTGTGTTCCCTTTGAACGGCCCCAAGGATTTTGGCGGAAAGCTGTGCTTTGGTGCGGCCAATGTCAGAAATGGGAAGGTGAAACGCCTTCACAAGTGACATTTGGGCATCAAATTCATCTTCCTTCCGCCGTAACCACACTTCCACCGTCTGTTCCACATCATGGCGGCAATATTTGACCGTTTCGGCCAACTCTGCTTCAGTCAAAGGCCGGTCAATGTCGAAGGGAACAGAAGTTTCTTTAATGGAATGACCCATGAACGCTTCCAGCGCTTTCAGGCTGATTGGCGGGTTCGGCATCACATCATAATTGATCAGCGGGTATTCTCTGAACAGGCTTGAATATCTGTAACCGGGTTTATCCTCTGCAATGATCCAATCATTCACAGGCTTTGGATCAAACCCACACAGAATGGCCTTCAGGATGTACTGATCATAGTTCCGGGAATTGTAACCGGCCCAAATCACACCCTTGTGTTCCTCATAGAAGCGTTTCAGCTTGTCGGGATCGTTGATAATCACGGTTTCTTTTCGGGCGTTCAGGTCGATCAGGACAACCAGCCAGTCATACCGGAAAACCTCAAAATCATAGAAGATCATCAACTCACATCCTTTCAGCTTTTGTGAAATCGGTCAGCGTTTCCGCCTTATCAGCCCCGCCACGGGAAGGCTTTCACTTGGGGCCATTCCGGGGCTTTCGCCCCGGCTTGAAAGTGAACTTTCAAAAATGGTTCGTGTCCTAAAAGACACTTCCATTGTAAAAAATTTTGGGTCAGTTTTCAACCTCGAAAACTTCTTCAACGGTGATGGAATTGAAGCGGGAATCATCGTAGTCCACCGCATATTCCAAGTTTCCATCAATGGCTTCCGCCACATCAAGAACAAGCTGGGAAAACTGCTTGTAGCTGGTGAAGCTAACAGGAACACCGGAATCCAGCTTTTCAAGGAAGCCCATAGCGGAAGCGATCATGTTCTTGTCATTCTTGGTGCCGTAAAGGACACGGTTCATGAAAAGGCGCTGGTTCTTGAACTCACCGGACAGGATTTTGAAGGACACGGCCAGCATGGGGCGGTTGGGATCGGCCTTGGTGCCTTTGATCTCCATGCTTTCCAGCTTCACTTCATACTTGCCAGCGGGAATGGTGGGGAAATCACCGCCGCCATTCTTCTTGGCATCCTCCACATCAGCCTGAAGGCCCTTCAGATCAACAGAACGATCAATCTTGTCAAAATCAATAGCCATAGTTTTTTACCTCCAAAAATGTTGTTATGTTCAAATGGTTTTGAGAATATCAGCCAACCCATGAAACAGGCCGTTCACAAGTTCAGCGGTTTCCTTGGCCCGGTTCATAGTGTCAACTTCTTCTTTCGTAGGGGCAAATTCCTTATCAGGGGCAAACAGATCATCGGTCAGAACCCCATCCAACAGATGATCCAACGCCGCATCAAACATCACTTCATAGAAATCATCGTGGTTGGCGGCATAGTTGGCAATCGCCACCTTTGCGGCGTTCCGGTGAAGCTGGATCAGGGATTCCGGGTCAGCATCAGGCGGGGGGGGGGATCAGGTTTGCACACACCTGAATCTTGCGAATCAGGCCACGGCGGTTCATTTCTTCTTTGAACCTGTTCAAAGCATCGTTTTTCATGTTGCGGCCTCCTTATATTTGGTTGGAAATGATGGTTTTAATGCGCTTCACATGGTCTGAAAGCAACTCCCGGTTCATCCGTTTCCATTGAAGAATGTTGGAAATGCAGATCAATTCATCCTGAATGTCCTGAAAGGCTCTGTGATTGCTTTCAAGGTCAGCTTCATAGGAAGCAAGGTCTGTGTTTTCGCCGGCCTTGGCCGATCTAACTTCTTCATCAGCTTTTTCAGCGTATTCCCGGAAATACTTGGCCGCTTCATAGCCCATGTGTTTTTCAACCAGATATTCAAAATCACGGGCCTTGAAAATGGTTTCAGGCTTCCCGGCAATCATCAGCACATCAGCCATTATTCTTCACGCTTCTTCCGGGTACGGCGGGGCGGGTTGGCATCCGTCTTGGGTGCGGCTTCCTCTGCCGGGGCCTTGGGGCGATCCCACAGGGGGCAACCATCGGGGCCACCTTCCTTATGGCAACGGTGGCCAGCGTCAATGGAAGGGCAAAGGGGGATTTCCGGGTTCTGATCGTGCTGTCTGAAAATGCGCTCACCGTCCGGGCATTTGGGAAGGTTATTCCAAGGCGGGGTGTCACCGGTGGCCGGTTCAGTAACGGGAACAGAATCATCCTGTTCACTGCCGCCCGGTGTCCAAGTTCCTTCCAAGCGGGCAGTAATGGCTTCTGCTTCCTTATCGCCTTCATCAACAGGTTCAGGGGGCGGGGTTTCAGCCTTGGCCTTTCTGCCCCTTCTGCTGGGCGCTGTGGTGGCCGTGTCGGTGGTTTCAGGTGCGGGGGTAGCCGGGGTATTGCCGCCACGCTTCACGGCTCCTGCGGCCTTCTGGTTGGCTTCCTCGTAGACTTCACAGAAAGCGTCATAGGTCAGCGGGATTTCCTTGTTATGGACAGTCAAACGGCCACCACCGAAGATCACTTCAGAAGTCTTGAAGGACAGAACCCTTTCGTTATCATCGGCCACGATACGGGCCACCAGATCAACCATACCGGCCACCTTGTTTGCCACCTTATCCTGAAGGTTCGGCTTGATAGAACTGATCTTATCGCCGCCCTTGCGGGTCAGGTCACGGCTTCTGTCCTCATGGCTGATCAGGATGATGTTTTCATAGTCCAGATTCACCAGCCGCTTCAGGGTGTTCAGGAACTCGCTTCTGACCATATCCCACGCACGGAAGGAATCATCAGATTCATGCTTCCAGCCCTGACGGTCACAGATGTAAACCCGGCACGATTCATAAACATCTTCCAAAAGGTCAACCACGATGGTTCGGAAATCGTTCTGCTTCTTTTCCAGTTCGGCCACGGCATCCATAAACACTTCATAGGCCAACTTGCGCTTGGTGATACGGCCTTCCACCGTAACGGTGTCACGAATGGCGATATAGGGGGCATCCACAAACTTGATGTTGCCATCCGTGTTCAACATCAGGGGATCGGGGAACTGATTGGCAAAGAAGGTTTTGCCGCTGAAGGGTGCGCCGTAAAGCCACACAACCTTCTTCTTGGTGGCGTTCAGGTCACGGCGTTCATTCTTGGGAAGTAACATATAATCCCATCCTTTCTGACAATATTCTTCATACTCACACCATCCGCAAAAATGGTTTGGGTTCTTGGGAAAGTCTGTGGCTTCAACCATGTGCTTCACATCGGTCAGGAAGTCCACAATCTTCATGGGGTTGTACTGAATCGGCATCAGCGTTGGTTCAGCGTCTTTCAAGGCCGCTTGCAAGCGGTCACGGAATTGGGAAAGGGTTTCGGTGCTTTTCTGCCTGATCTTGGGCTTTGGAACAATCAGGAAATACATATTCCTGATCCGGTGGCCGGGATGGGTCAGTTCATACCAATACTTATATTCGTGAAGCTGACCGGAAACGGCGTAGTTCTTAGCGTTGTTGGAATACTTGAAATCGTACAGATCAAAGGTGTCTTTGGAACGGGCAGTGAACTTACCACAGGGGCAAGAACCGGTATAAGCTGAACCACAGTCACCTTTAGGGCAAGCATCACAGATTTCCGTTTTGCCTGATAAATCTTCATCCACAGGAACCAGATAATCCATGAAGCCGATGAAATCAGCGTTCCCAATAGGCAATTCAAAGGTTCCGCCCGGTGGCAACATGGCCTTTGCCTTGGGAATCATGGCTTCCAGCTTCATCATTTCATGAATGTGATCATCCGTCAGAACCGGGAAGCTGTTCTTGTAGAAATCAAGGGCCTGTTCAACCCCTTCTTCAATGCCGGTGTGAAGGGCGGTGCCAAGGATCAGGGCGTTGTCTGCGTCCGTGTTCGGAATCGTGTCTAATCCATCAACATATCGCAACCGATATTTGAATGGGCAACGATCAAACACTTCAACCCGGCTATGGGAAAATCTTGTGGACACGATTTCACCCCCTTTATTATGTCTTTGAATGTGTCAAACCCTTGTGGGTATAGCACCATTGCTATTCCGCCGCTATTATTGATTTGGCGAATATTCCGCTTCTGAAGCACAGATGGGGTTCCATTGGTGGCCTTCAGCTCTACTTCAAGGGCAATGCCCTTCACGGTGATTCGCATATCGGGAAGGCCGCTTTTCACATACCGGCTTCCACCCCAACGCTTTTCATAGAAGCCACAGGGCGGGGCGCTCATACGGTCAACAGGTTCACCCAAGGGATATATCCCTTCAGATTCCAACCACTTCTTCAGGCGGTTTTCAAAGTTCTTTTCACCGGCCACGCTTTTTCACCCCCCCCCCCCCCCGCTGGATCAATCCATGATCCCAAGCGTGTTTTGTGTTTTCTGAAATAGTGGCCCATTCCAGTTGGGAAGCCCTGCAATCATGCTTTTTCCCGTGTTTGTGGTTTACCACCGGTTTATTGTCCGGGTTCGGGATGAAAGCCAACGCCACAAGGATATGTAACCGGCAATTCTCACCATCCAACTTCACCCGCAAATAACCGGAACCATCATCATAGGGTTTCAACAGCTTCCCGGTTTTCACAGAACGAACTTGGGCCAATCGGTTGATCTCATAATTGGGGTGGCCGGGGCATGGGTGCCATTTGATAATCATTGGTTCATGGCTCCAAAGCAGAAACACACGGCGAACACGATCAATAAGATTACAGCAACTTTCATTACTGCCCACCGCCTTTCAGGGTGATCTTTACATAACCGGCCTTGGCGGTGGTCTTGGAACACTCGGAAGCAATGTCCGGGTATTTCTTCTTCAGCTTGGCGGAATCAATGCTGGTGGCATTGGTGGGCTTCACAAGGGTAAGGTTCAGAACATCGGATTCAAACTTATCCACGCCAAACTTCACCATTGCTTCATACAGCTTGGCCTTCATTTCCTTTTCCTGATCCTCAATGGCCTTCTTGTGGGCGGTCAGGGAAGCAATGGCGTTAAGGGTGGCAAGCTGGGTGTTCTTGAACTCCTGAAGGGCCGTTTCTTCATCGAAGGTGGCCGAACCACAGGCGTTCGGGTTTTCCTGACAGGAATCAGGACAAGTGTGGAAATCCGGGCATTTGTGGCAACACCCATCAAATTTTCCACGGGGGCAAGCATTTTCACATTTGATCATTTTTCGGGTTCTCCTTTCAGATAAACATTCAACTGCTTCAGGCCGAAGGCGGAAGCGGCTTCATGGTTGTCAAAATAAATGTCGATCTGGTTTTCACCGTATTTGTCAATCACCCATTGGGCGGGGCGATCCTGAACGATGTATTCACCCAAGCCTTCCACTTCCACCACGGTTCCCAAGGGAAGCGGGGAAGCACAGGAAACACCGGCTTTCAGTTCCACACCAGCGGCACCATACACAATGCCGTTGGGCCGGTTCTTGGCCCATTCACCGCAACACTTTTCACAGGAACAATAGGCGGTAATTCTGAAACTGCCCAACAGCACCGGTTCAGGTTCGGCGGGTTCTTCCACCAGCGGGGTTTCCACCGGCTCCAAGGTCACATCCGGGGTCACGGCGGTAAGCTGATCCGGTTCAATAGGGGCATCCGGGGCCTTGCTGTTGACAGCAGAACAGCGCCCAAATATAAACCCCATTGCAAGGCCCATCAGAAGGGCCACAAGGAACATCCGCCTGAACCGCTGGTTAAGGGCTTTGCGGCGCTGTTGCCGCTTGCTCATACTTTCTGAATAGTTCATCGGTATAGTCCTTTCTCATTTCCAAAGTGGAAAGAATATCTTCTTCAACCGTTCCCGGACAGATCATCAGGTAATAGAAACAGGGCCGTTCTTGCCCAAGGCGGTGAATACGCTTTTGGGATTGCTCCCACAATTCCGAACCTTGGGGAAGGCTGAAGTAAATGATTTTGTTGGCAAGCTGGAAATTGCCGCCCATTGCACCGGCTTGATACTGAATGAAGGTAATGCTGTTGTGCTGGTAGCGGTAAGCATCCAAGTTCTTTTCTTCACCGAAAAGCACAGACACAGGCCGGTTCAGGCCCTTGGCAATCCCCTTCAGGCGTTCCATTTCTTCCGTGAAGTTATAGAACACAATCAAGCGATCTTCCGTGCTGTTCACCAAATCCCGGAAGGCTTCATAACGGGCCGGGTTATATAGGCCGCAAAGCTGACGGGCGTAAAGGCGGCGGGTCAAACTGGTATCACCGATCAATTCCCGTTCACAATGGGCATTGGAACCGTAGAAATCCGCATCCAGTTCAAATTCACCAAGGTTGGCGCTGTCAATCGCAATATAGCGATCATTCCAGAACTTCCAATAAAGGGGTGAAGGGCGGGTTTTGACCTTGATCCAGTTCCGTTTTGGAAGGCTGATTCCGGCCTGTTCGGTAGTCATGAAAACGGCCCCATGTTCGGCCAGCTTCATTTTCAGCCGGTCAACATTCTTATAGCCGGTAATCTGTTGCCGCCAAAATCCATCGGTTTCAACCCATTCCGTTTGAATGTACTGCTTCCAGAACAGTTCTTTTGAAATCTTCCACCCCAACAGTTGGCATTGGCTCCACAGGTTTTCATACTTGCCGCCCGTGGGGGTGCCTGACAGAAGGATCACATTATCCGGTTTCAGCCCAAGAATGAACTTTGACCGTTTGGCGTTCTCGTTCTGGATCAGGGAACTTTCATCCAACATCAGCGTGAAGCCGGTCAGAGTTTTCAGCACATTCCGCCTGAAGGTCAGTTCGTAGTTGATCACGCCAATCATCAGGGTTGGAACTTCATGCTGAACCTGTTCAAAGAACCATTTGAAGGTTTTGGGGTTGGTCAGGTCGAACACACAATTCCGGGTGTAGTGGTCTTGAAAATGTTCAATCCAGTCTTGAACCTTTGAACATTGACACACCACCAGATTGATCCGCTTGTTCAGCTTCATCATTTTTTCGGAACCAACAAAGGTTTTCCCAAGGCCCATATCAAGGTAATAGGCCACCCGGTTCTTCCCCTCGGTTTCATCAAGGGCCTGTTGCTGGTGCTGAAACAGGTTAATCATTGATCTGAATGGAATCACCCAAAACCTTTTTGGCGTGGGTGGTGGAACCGAACAGTTTCTTGACCACAGCGGCACAGAAACCGGAATAGTAGTCATAGGAATCCGCTTCCCCACAGGAAACAATGGTTTTGGTGTTGTCGGCCCACAGAATGATTGTCTTGGGGCCGCTATAAATGACCTTCTTGATCTGCGGAAGGCCGGTCTGACGGGAACGGCGGATGTGATTTGCAACGCCAAAGGTGGCGTTAAGATCGGCCTTGATATATTCCATCATGGCATCAGGCAGACTACCCGCCGCAACCACCTTGGATTCAGAGAACCAAAACAGGCCCTTGGAACTTGCGTCATTCGTCTGCTGAAAAAGTTCCACGCCAACCTTCTTGTTCTGCGAAAAGTAATTCTTCACCTTGCCGATGTAGCCGGTGAACTTGCCGCTGTATTCCGCATCGGGCAAGATTTTAACGATCATTCCGATCTGAAGCATATAAACCATCCTTTCATCGGTGAAGCCATTCACGGCGGATGTACTGAATCGCCGTTTCAAAGCCTTTGGACATTTCAGCGGGGCAATCCGGGCTATGCTGGGCGCTCCGCAACTGCTTAATTGCCTTCTTCAGTTCGCCACGGGTGGCGTTAGGCGTGTAGGGGGGGGAATCGGGCGCAACCACATAGATAATGGCGAAGAAGCAAATCATATCAATGTTGGTGGCGTTCCTGATCAAATCCAACAGTTCATCACGAGTGTTATCCATCGGTGTTCCCCTTTCAGGCCGTAAGACCGAAGAAGGAATTGAACTGATCAGCACCCACATAATCACGGAACTTGGTGGGGTTGATGTAATAATTCCAGCAAGCGCCGGTTCCGGGAACAGCGTTCCCAAAGGGAAGAAGGCCACGCTGAAGGCCGATTCTGACGAACTGATCAGATTTTCCCATGCACCGGGCGGCTTCCTTCACACTGATCTTCTTGATAGGCGGTTCCGCAATCGGGGCGGCTCCATAACCCATCAGGTAATCAAAGGAAACGCCGGTTGCATCGGCAAGGGCCTTGATACGGTCAGGGCCGGGGGTGTTCTTCCCGGAAAGGTATTGGCTGATAGCGGCCTTGGAAGCCCCGGCCTGTTCAGACAGGGCGGATTGGCTCATGTTGGCCTGTTCCATAGCGTTCTTCAAACGCTCTGCAAAGGTGGTCATTGTGCGTACTCCTTTCATTTTTCAAGATTTCCGTGTGTAAACACGGCGGACAGTAAGAAATAACATCCCGGCCAATGTCGGACAGCTTTTCGGGATAGGTCAGGGGAAACATTTCCCCACACTTCTTACAGCGAACTTGGCGGGTGATCATCATTGGATTACCACCTTGAAATGACCGGGTTCCTTCATCGGTTCCACATCCACGGTGGAAACCAAAGCCCACCAATCAGCTTCCGGGTAAAGATTGCGGTCACTTCTCAAAATGGTTCGATCCTTGAAGTGAACGGCCTTCCAATCCTTGGTGTCAATCAACTTCATTGGTTATCACTCCTGTTCTTCAAAGGCCACTTCACATTCCCCACAGAGAACATGAACTTCCTTGGTGGCCCGGATGATGGTTCCGCAACAAGGGCAAACATATTTGCGGGAACTTGATCCCCCGCCCTTCCGGGAACCCTTCAGCGGATTGGTACGGGGCCGAACCAGACAGAACCCGGATTTGCCAAGGGATTTCACGAAGGCTTCAGCTTGCGGGTTCAGGGTGGTTTTGTGCCATCCGTACTTTTCGCCTTTCTCCACGGTCAGCCCGTGGGCTTCAGCGGTTTCCTTGAACTTCCGGTTGTGGTAGGAACCAGAACGGGAAGTGTCTTGAACATTGTCCTGAAGGTTCTGAAGGTGAACCATTTCGTGAAGCAAGGTTCCACAGGTTTCTTCAAAGGGGCGGTTCAGGTATTCGGCGCACAGGTTGATTTCGTAATAGCCGCCTTCCTTGGTGCCGTCTTGCCACGCCTTCCAACCGGTACACCACCCATAGGCCCCACGGGTATGATCCGGGGAAACGGTGATCACAGGCTTTTCCAGCTTCCCTTCAAAGAAGGCTTTGTTGAACTTTGAAAACAAGGTTTCAAGTTCATCAATGACCGGTTTCAACCTGACTTCATTCATGGTTCTTACTCCTTGTGGTGTCCTTTAGGACACTTTCGCATCAAAAAAAATTCCCACCGGGGTTTCAAGGTTCAGAAAATCCACAATCTTCTGAATCTCGCCTTGGGTGAACTCCGAACCCCCATTACACTTTCGGTAAAAGGCGGATCGGGAAATCCCAAGGACTTCACACAGCTTGGCACGGGTGACACCCCGAACAGACATTTCATATTCCAAGCGGGCCTTGTTCATTCGCTCACATCCTTTCTTCAAAAATAGAACAGCCAAAGCCCCAACAAGCAATTTCCGGGCGGTCATACCTTTTACATGGGGATTGATACCCAATACCCGAACCCATAAACCGGGGGCGCTCATGTTGTCGCTGTTGCCCTGCCATCATCAGCACCGGTGGGGCGGTTCCGGTGGACGGGCCATCAGGCCCGTTTCGGCTTGTATCAAAAAGGAAGTACTTCAGGTATTACAAAGTGATACATGATTCCAAAATACTTATGGTTCTTCTTGTAGAAATCAAGGGCATCACCCCAACTGTTAAATTCATAAAGCTGTGGAATCCTACAAGGATCATTCTTCCAAATCCCCACAATGGCCTTCATATCTCACATACTCCTTCCGGGGTGATAATCCGTAATATCATCAACTTCTTTATCAGTAAGTTTCCAATCCCACGGGTTACAGTTGGTGTGATTGATGATGTAATCGAAAGTCCGGGAAGTCTTGACCTTCATCGGATTGACCTTGTACCCGTTGCATCGAAGATCATGAATGAAGTCGGCCTTTGTCCGGTATTCCTGATTGGTAATGAAAACGGTTTTAGTTCCGTCCTTGACTATTGCGCTGAACTTCTTCATATCTCATATACCCCTTTCGGTGTCTTATTCGCTTTTGTCGTGTCCTTTAGGACACCATCATAGTATCACACCCCTTGTCGCTTGTCAACCCCATTTGTGGATTAAAAGAAACTTTTTTTGTTTTTTCGCTTTAGGGGTTGCAAAAAAGACACATTGCGGTTATACTGTTGTTACTAACCGTGAAAGGGGTGTTGATGTGGCTGATTTGACTATGGGCCAAAAAATCAAGGCTTTGCGTGAAGAAAATAATCTTACTCTTGAACAGGTGGGCAATGCTGTTGGCGTAGGTAAAAGCACCGTTCGGAAATGGGAAAATGGGATTATCGCCAATATGCGCCGTGATAAAATAGCAGACTTGGCGAAAGTTCTTCACACCACACCGGCCTATTTAATGGGCTGGAAAGAAGAAGTTGAATTGGATAACCTATTTAGAATTGAAAAGCGAAAGTTCCCATTACTTGGGAACATTGCTTGTGGAACCCCTATCTTTGCCAACGAAGAAAAGGAACTGTATGTGGAAGCTGGTGCAAACATTCATGCTGATTTCTGCTTGAAGGCCAAGGGTGATTCCATGATCGGGGCCAGAATCTATGACGGGGATATTGTGTTCATCAGAAAACAGGAAATGGTGGATGATGGTGAAATTGCCGCTGTCCTGATTGGTGATGAAGCCACATTGAAGCGTGTTCAATATAATCCTGAAGAAAACGAACTGTTGTTGTTCGCTGAAAATCCAAAGTATAAAACCATGCGTTACACAGGCGAAGAACTGAATCATATCAGGATTCTTGGAAAAGCCGTAGCCTTCCAAAGTGATATTAGATAGAAGGTGGCTGGATGAAGAAGTTTTTGAAAGGCTTTGGAATCTTCTTTTTCAGTTTCGGGTTTATCGTCTACACAATCATGTTTTTTACGGAAGCGCCAGAACTCCGCCCCGTGTTCATCATAATGGATGTCATTATGGGGTTCTTCCTGTTCCTGCTTCTGCGAAAAAGAAAGCCAAAACAGAAGGCCCCACCCAAAACAGAACCCACCGTTCAGGTTCATTCCAATCTGAACCCGGAACGGGCTATTAAATCCATGCCGGGGGCCTACACCGTAGAAGAAGCCAAAAACCATGTGCGGATTGTTCAAGATTGTTTGAACATCTTTGAAAAGACGAAGAACCTTGAAACATTCTTTTCCCGCTATGAATATGGTATGCAAATAGCCCTGACGGTGGATCAAGCGGCCAAGGCCGGGATCATCCCTTACACATCTGATCTTCCAGCTTCTTTCTTCAAGGCGGCTGATAGTCAGAAAGAACGGGTTTTGTTGGATTCCTATTCCGATCAGAAAGCCAAGATTGATGAATTGAAAACCGCAAAGGCCAAAGCCACCCATTGGAACCGGTATCTGAACGCCCTGAAAGAATACGAAGATCAATATTCCATGAACCCTGATTCTGAATATCCTGAAGTTCTGGAACAGGTCAAAGGTGAACTTGCCAAACTCGATCTGTCCACATCCGTTCCATCGTCTAATCCCTGAAAACACAGGAAAATCAAGGCTTTGGAACAGGTGGAACAGATAAAGCGCCGCTTCTCTATATACTCTTTTTCTTTTATATTTTTTTATCTACTCTTTGAAGTAATATAATATCCGTTCCAAGTGTTCCATTCTCTCAAAGCCACACCCCGCAAGGATTTTAAGCGGAACGGATATGGAACAAATGCAAAAAAAAATGACCGCCCCCGGTCTTGCACACCGGAAGCGGTCAGGCGAAACAAACCCTTTTGAAGTTAATGTTTCAAACGCCTTTGAACATTATATCACATGGGGTTTAGCTTTGCCATACCCAATTTTGAAAGTTCAGGTGATATAATGCGAAATCCAAACGGGTATGGAACGGTTGCAAAGCTATCAGGCCAACGCCGCCGCCCATACATTGTGAAGAAAACCATAGGTTGGAATGACAAAGGCCACCCCATCTATGACATTATCGGCTATGCTGAAACCCGTGAAGCCGGGAACATCATGCTTGCTGAATACAACCGTGATCCTTGGGATGTTGACCGGGCCAAGATCACCCTTCAACAGCTTTTTGACCTCTGGAAAGAAAAGAAGGCCCCGAAGCTGGGGGAATCCAACCGTTCTTCCCTCTGTTCAGCGTTCAAGCATTGTTCAGCGTATGTGAACAAGCCTTATAAACAACTGCGATCATACCAAATGCAAGAAACCATTGATGGTTGTGGAAAAGGGTATAGCACCCAAGCGGCCATCAAGAACCTGTGGGGCCACCTTGACCGGTTCGCCCTTGAAATGGATATAATAAACCGGTGCTTCTCCGAACTTCTGACTTCTGATCCAATACCGCCCACCAGCCGCCTTCCGTTCACCAACGATGAAATCAAAACGGTGTGGGAACATCAGTCTGATCCTTGGGTTGATACGGTTTTGATCTTGCTATATTCCGGGTGGCGTATCTCTGAATTTTTGAACCTGAAACCTGAAGATATAGACTTGAAGGAAGGCACGATGAAGGGCGGCACCAAAACGAAAGCCGGTAAGAACCGCATTGTTCCCATCCATCCAAAGATCAGGCCCTTGATTGAACGGCGGCTTGCCGAAGGTGGCCCCCGGCTGATCAGCTACAATGGGAAGGTTTGCAATCAAACCCAATACCGGATATTTTGGGCGGATATTATGAAGGCCCTGAAGCTGAATCATACCCCGCACGAATGCCGCCACACCTTTGAAACCAAATTGGATAGCGCCGGGGCCAACCGGAAATGTATTGATTTGCTCATGGGTCATGTGTCCAAGGACACGGGAAACCGGGTCTATAATCACAAGACTTTGGACGAACTGAAGGCCACCGTGGAACTGATTCCATAGGGTTCAAACCGGTGAACATTTTAGGCCGCTGAACGCTGAACTATGCACACATTAGTAACAAGAAAACCCCGAACCCCTGAAAAATCAAGGGTTCGGGGTTCGTCTGTTTTTATTGTACCATAATTTTTTCTACTCTGCAACGCTCTGAAACGCCCAAATACTGAACATTTCAGCCCTTTGAAGTTCGGTGAAATCGGGGTTATTAGTAACATAGTAGAAACACGCAAAAAAGGCCCTTCCAGCTTGAACCGGAAGGGCCTTTTCTCATGGTCAGGTTTTAGTGGCGTAGTCAAGGGAAATCCACCCGGCACCGCTTTTCAGTTTGCCCCACTTGGCCGCACCTTTGCCGGTGCTTTCGGCCACGATGGTATAAATACCGGGCTGGATGTAGCCGGTTGCACCGTAGTTTGTGCCGGGGCCTTTACGGATATTCAGGTTGGTGATCTTCACCCGCACATGGTAAGGGGTCACGGTGGCCCCTGTGGTGCCGCATGTGGGCTTTTCTGCGGCCGGGGGTGTAACTACTACCCCACCACCATTGGAAGCGCCCTGAAGCCTTCTGTTGACTTCTGCGGCAATCTCCCCGTGTCTGGAATAAAGATATTCCCCCGGACAGGCTTTGTTGGCGAAGTCACGATGAACGGTCATGTTGCATCCGTTCCGATGATTCACACGGTCATTCTTGTTCGTACTCCACACCAACTTCTTGATCCCGTTGCGCTTGCAAATATCCGTTACCAAATCCAACAGGGCCGCATAAGCCTTGGCGGTGACGGCGTAAGGGTGGGTGGTGTCGGAAGCAACTTCAATGGTGATTGCCCGGTTGTCATTGGTGCCGTTGCTGGAACACCAAGAACGATCCTTTTCATCCACGGAAAGGCCAATGGAACCATCCTTACCAACAACATAATTGGCGGAACATTGCCGGTCTGTGGTGGCGAAATAATCACACCCCTGTTTTGCTGTCCATTGCCCAACGATACAATGAATCGTGATGGTGTCAATGGCATGGTTCCGGGGGCTGGTTTTGTTTTTCGTGATCCGGGTATAGGTTGCAAGGGGGGAATTACTCATTTTCTGTATCTCCTTTCACCTGAAGAATGGCCCTGAACTTGGTGAAGGCTTCTGCGATATACTTACAAGACACCATCAGCACAGCGCCCACAATAACCAAATCAGCAAAAATTTCTGTGTATTCTTCCGGGATTGCCCACCCAAGCTGATCCGCATAAATCGGAAGGGTGGTGATTGCTACACAAAGCAAGGTCAGGCCCACAACGAAGGTGGCAACCTTCAGCCCGGAATTGATCATTTTCTGTCTGTCGAAGGGCTGAAGCAAAACCTTGATGTTGTAGTAAAGGGAAAAAGCAACATTGGACAGGTACGCACACAGGAAGATCAACATGGCCCACCCAATATTGATCAGATTGTTCAAAACAGCGTTCAGCATGGTTTCAAATCTCCTTTGCATCGTTATAGATTTCCGGGCCATACAACTTCCGAAGTTTGATCCGGTTTTCGGCTTTGGCTTTGGAATAGTAAAACCCGGTTGCGGTTGCCAATTCAGCAAATATGGCGGGGATCAAATAGGCCAGCGGTTCAAGGTTTTCAGTTTTCCAAACCATGATAAGGGTGAAGGCCGTAACCCCAACGGTTACGGCCCCCACCACATACAGGATCAGCTTGGAAAACTCACGCTTTGGCTTTTTGGTTCGTCTGCTCATTCTTCCGGGGGATCAGTGGACAACTCCAAGAATTTTCTGTGAAGATCGTCCATCACCCCATTCACCCCCAAAGAATGATACTGCTTCCAGCAATTTTCAAAATTATCCCGTGCATAGATTGGGGCATAGCCTTTTTCGGAATACTTATTAAAATCGCTGATCATCTGCGCCCGAAGAAGGGCCTGAATACCGGCCTTCAAAGCCTTGGAATCCTCGGTATTATGCTTGATTTGGCTCCACAGGTATTTGAATACTGCCAAAATCAAGGCGGGAACACCAATCAAGCACAACACCTGATAAATCGTCATGGCTTTTCCCTCCTATCAGGCCCCGATCAGGGCGGCAATATAGCGCAAATCCTCAACAGGGCCGTTGTAGAAGTCATGATTCCAAATCCAATGATCTTCCTGTTCCGGGCGCTTGTACTTTTGGCAACGGGGATCATCCCAAATTTTCCCCCACCGGGAGTTGTGTCCGGGGGTCTGCTTCATCAGCGTTGCGGTAATCCGGTTCAGAAGTTCGCCCCTTTCCTTGCCCATGCCATCATCATTTTGGGTAAAGAAATCATAGGCGTTTTGGCTGGTTACGGAACACACCGGAAGATCATTCAGAATCAAAAAACCACCCTGACAATTCAGGATGGTTCCATATCGAATGTTCACTTGTCCGCAAATTGCTTTGAATTTGGCCCGTTTGCGGCAAATATAGATTTTATACTCCATTAAGCCGATTCCTCCCAACCATATACACCGGGTTCCCACACATTGGCATCCGCTGTGGAAACCCAATGCTTACTGTTATGGCTCACTTTTGCCCCCTTGGAATAAGCGTCATGCGCTCCTACCGGTTGGCTCCATTCCGGCCATTCTTCAGCGGGATCATTTGTCTTACTCCACAAACTGGAAGCGGCTGTGGGTGTCCAATCCGCTTGGGAAGTGTGGGCCTGAACACACTTGTAAAGGGTGCCTTGGTAGCGGCGAATCTGCCCTACCGTGTAGGCCACAGGGAAAGCCCATTCAGCGAACAGATCAGCGTGTTCAGCCGCCGTGATGGGGTCAATGCTCCCGGCTTCCGCCAAGGTGACAAAGACGATTCCACCGGCTTCTGTGGCTTTGGTGATCTCGGTTCCTGCGTCCGTTTCCTCCAAACTCACGGTTTCCAGTTCGTCCATAGCGGCACGGCCCAACAAATGGTAAGCCACACCCTCAAAAACAATGCCCGAAGCGTCATGCTCCGGGCAAAGGATGTAGCAACCATTTTCGGCTTTCTTGATGTAGTTCAGGTTCTCGGTCAGGCCGATACCGGCCCCGGCTTTGATGATTCTAAACATTGTCCACCTCCGAAAAAGATTGCATGGTAAAGCCGCCGCAACCGTAACAACCGGCCATGATCGTTGAAGTTCCGGTAATAGGCGCTTTGGCATTCCATGTATTGTTCTATGTCAAAGAAGGATCGTTTTCCCTCTTTGAACTCCCTGTGAAACAGCTTCAGTTTTCGCCTTGCTCGTTTCACTCCATCCCGGCTTCCATTCACCTTGATCTTGCCGGTTTCGGTAAGTGTGAACCGGGCTTTGCAGAACCGGAACGGCTTTGTAAGCGGGATCACCTTACACTTGCGCTTGTTCACTCGGATTCCAGCGGCTTCAAAACGCCTTACAATTTCATGGCCCATCAGCTTTGCTTCATCCACCGTGGGAAAGAAAGCATAGTAATCATCCATGTAATGACCGGCGCAATGAACACGGGCCTGACACTTGATCCATTGGTCAATTTTGCTTGGTAACGCCACCATTTCCTATTGTGAAGGCTCAACGCCCAAAGGCATCCCCCGGCCCGGTGTCGGGCATGGGGAATATTGAATCACAGTATCAGCCAAGTTTTGAAGTTCAGGATTCAAAATCAATTCCCGGTGCCGCTGATATAACAGGGCATGGGAAGCATTTGGAAAGAACCCTTTCAAATCCAACAGCAACACAGCACCTTCCCGGCCATATCGCCGGTAATGCCATCCAAGCTGTTGTTTGATCCGTTTGAACTGCCAATGAAGGCCCTTTCCCTTTTGGCTTGCCCCGTTGTCATAGATCATGGAAGGTGAATACAACGGGATCAGGACTTCATTGCACAGGGTTTTGTGGATTTGTCGATCCGTAATGTGCGGGGCATCTATCGGGCGGATTTTTCCCCGTTCCCGAAGGGTGAAATGGGAACAGGATTTGGGCTTCCAAGTCTGTTCCAACACCATTCGCCGCCGTGTTGCCGTACCGGAAAACAGGTGGCCTTCAAAGTTTTGAACACTTTGCTTCCATCGCACCCCGTTACAGCACTTTTTCCCATAGAAGAACATCTTCCGATAGGAAAATATTTTATTCGTTGGCCCAAGGCTATCACACCGGGCCTGTTTTCGTTCCAACCGCTTTGCTTTGCGGCGCTGGAACCTTGCTTCATGCCGTTCTTGGCTTGTCATAATAAAAGTATTCGCCCCTTGTACAAATGTGTTGTAGGGTGCCGTCTAAAATGCTTTGCCCTCACACATGAAATGGGTTAAGGCACGATTACCCACCATGCAAGAAGCGTCCGTGTAAGGGCATCAAAGGGCAGTTTTAGGGATTGAAACCCAAGGAAGTACAACTCCTTTTACATCGGTCGTCTTTCACCTGAAAAGCCGTTTGCCTTCTGTTACTACATTTGACCGTGTATATTTGCAAAATCCGGGCCGCACACCAGCACAGTAATTGGCATTGTTATTGTTGTTGTTGCCATCCGTGTTGACATTCTGGAAATTATTGTTGTTGTTGTAATTAGGGGAACGAAGCCACCACCACACCGCCAACAGGCTCATTATCAGTTGCACACCTAATGGGAAATTATTTCTGCTTTGCTGTTACATTTTTGATTGCCCCTTTCAGAAGTTCGTTTTCTTTGTCGATCAGTTCACCCAAGTTTTGGGCCATCTTATCCAGCTTTTCCATTGCATCCTGTGACTTCACCGGATTCCCCTTGGAAGTGGTAAAGGCCCCTTCCGGGTTCTGGTTCAGAATCAGGTAAACATGGGTCAAGCGAACATCCAGCGCCATCAGGGAAGCCCGTGCTTCAAGAAGATGGGCCTTCCTCATTTCAATGCGCTGGTTGTCCGAAGGAAAGATACTGTTGGCCTTCTCCGCATGGTCGATGATCTCACCGGCCAGCTTTGCCACCGGCTCCGCAATCAACCGGGAATACCGGGCTGAAAGACGGGTCAGGAAGTTCAGGGTTTCAACATAAATCTGATTGGCCGTGTTGATGAACTCGGCCTTGCTTGTGGTTCTCTTTTGCTTCAGGACAGACATTTTCAGTTATACCCCTTTGGGTGAATTATCGACATTGATCGTTCCTTCCGCCTTTTCCACTTCTTCCAAGTGTTTCAGAAGAACAAATTCAATGTAATTGGTAATGGATCGGTGTTCACGGGTTGCAAGCGCCCCGATCTTGTCAAAGACTTCATCAGATAGGCGCAAGGTGAAAACACGCTTGTTTGTTGCCATACAATACCCCCTTCAAACAGGCTTATGGATATTGTATGGCTGATTTTGTCCGGTGTATGCACTCAAAAGACAGTCAAATGATAGCACTTTGCCGGAAAACCCCCATTTTCAAAAAATCGTCGGG